GTTCGGTATTCCGAAATCTTATTTAATAGATGGAAGATTACCTTATTCTCAGGCGTGGGTCGACACTTCTTGTCAGGTATCATTGTTGGATGTTGGAGATTGTTTAATTATTGGAATAGCCCCTTCCCCTAGTTACCCTTCTGAAACTCAGTTAGGCCCCTCTCTAGTTTTTGATAAAATTCAAAAGCATATAGCTAAACCTGCTCATCTCAGATCTGTACAGACCGATGAAGGAATAGTTGACCCTATGCTTAAAGGAATAAAGAAAATTATGGGAGGTCAGACATTTGTTGACCCAAATTTGCTTGATGCCGCTGCCAATGATGTTTTCCAAGGACTTGGAAAACCTCGATTTGGCAAAGGTATCGTTCATACATATGAAGAAGCAATTTTGGGTGTAACAGATGATCCCTATAAACGACCAATTAACCGAACTACCTCACCTGGATATCCGTATAACTTGAACAATAAATCGAAAGGTAAAACAGCTTGGTTGGGTGATGGTGAAGACTACATTGTAGACAATCCTGAACTCAAACAAGATGTTGAAAATTTAATATTAGATTCGAAACAAGGAATAAGAGGAAATGCAATTTCTATTGCAACTCTTAAAGATGAAAAACGACCAATTGCAAAGGTAGATGCTGGAAAAACTCGCGTTTTTGAAGCATGCCCCCAACATTTGGTCATAGCTATTAGACAATATTATTTAGATTTTGCTGCTCATGTTATGCGGAATAGGATTGATAACGGCATTGCCGTCGGAATCAATCCTTATTCCCTCGAATGGACTAAACTCGCTCACCATTTGCAATCAAAAGGAAATCAGATGATAGCTGGAGATTTCTCCAATTTTGATGGTTCTCTTTTGATGCAAATTTTAGTTAAGATAATGGAAAAGATTAATGAATGGTATGATGATGATGAGGAGTCTCAGATGGTACGCGCTGCTTTGTGGGAACACATTTGTAACGCAGACATCCTGGTGCGTGGAGAAGTGATTCGTAAGACTCACTCTCAACCATCAGGGAATCCTCTCACTGTTATTATCAATTCATTATTCAACGGAATAGTTATGAGAATCGCTTATTTGATTCTCAAAAAGGAACAAGGACTACCTGTTATATGTGACTATAGAAAGCATGTTGCTGAAATCATTTATGGTGATGATGATATTAAATCAGTCAGTGTAGAAATACTTGACTGGTTTAATCAACTCACTTTGACTAAAGCTCTTGCTTCCTTTGGTTTAACATATACAGACGAAACGAAAACTGGAAACATTCTCCCATGGAAGCCACTTGAAGATGTAGCTTTTCTTAAGAGAAAATTTGTTATACAACCTGATGGAACTTTTCTTGCCCCTATGGATATAGAAAATGTTCTTGAAATAACAAATTGGATCAAAGGAAAAGCACGCATCTCGGCAACCATTGAGAATTGTGAACAAGCTATTATGGAACTCGCTCTCCATCCGCAATCAGAATACGAATATTGGAGTAATCGTATTCGAGAGGAACTCGCTAATATTGGGCAAAACATTGTAGTGCCCACATATTACGAGCAGATGGAGGTATACAGATACAATCGTGATCTGTATGCTCGAACAGAATATGTTCCTCTTTATTAACTCCCAAAGAAATGTGATCTAAGACTGAAAATACAAACGGGATACTTTTCTATCTTTGCTATTTCTTTGTTTATAGAGTGTTGCTGTGCTCTGGTGATACAGCTCCCGACTTCAGGGTGAATAGTCATCTACCCCTGTCGTAATACATGACTACTAGTAACCAAACTAATTCAAGTGGTTCTGTTTCGTATGACCACGACCAAAACACGAAAGTCGATTCTACCCGAGGACAATTATTAACTGATGTACAAATGTCCGCTGAGGCCGTTCCAATGCCTTCGAATACTATTCAAATGGCTTTGAACGACACCACCCGACATGAAATAATGAGTATATTACAGCGTCCAGTCAATCTTGGAACTTTTGAATGGAAATCGTCAGATGATGACATTCCTGTTCAATTGGCTCCATCTGACTACGATGCTGATACACAAAATTATTTACAACAATTTAACTTTCCTCAGGATATTTTCGCCAACTCCCCTTTAGTAGTGGACAAATTAAAGAATTATCAGTATTTAAAAGCTGATATTGAGATAGAAGTCAAAATCAATGCTCAACCATTTTTACAAGGTGCTTTAATGTTAGTTTATAATCCATATTATAACCAGACCGGAGATTTTAGACGTAAAGGTACTCGTTACCTCGCGTCTCAGACCTCTTGCCCTTATAAAATTGTTAGTATTGAGGAAGGCAACTCTCTCAAATTAATTTGTCCTTATGCAAATATATATGACCTTTTCGACCTTGGAAATTCTGACAATCAATTTGGATCAGTTTTCCTGTATGTATTTTCAACTCTTTTAGGACCTAATGCTGCTGAAACAGCTAAGTATACCGTTTTTGCTCGCTTTGTGAATCCACGCTTCTTTGTCCCAACTCAGAATGATGTAATTTCCCTAGCTAGAGATCAACATGAAATTAAACGACTGACCTCCAAAGGTTATCGAGTTGCCCAGTCAGATGTGCAACCAGCCGCTTCGTCAGACACTGGTGAAGTCGAAGCTACTGGTCCCGTATCGAAGATAGCTAGTGGTGTATCTACTGTGGCTGATGTTCTTTCTGGAATACCAGTTATTGGTAGTATCGCCTCTACTGTCGCTTGGGTTTCTCGTGCTGTTGGTAAAACAGCTGCAACCTTTGGTTGGTCTAAGCCTACTTCTATTACACCACAATGTAAAGCTGTACTTAAACCGAATCAAACTTTAATTCACTCTGAAGGAAATGATGATGCTACCACTCTAGCTTTATTGCAAGATAATGGTATTGACGGTTCATCTTTTATTCCTGAATATAAAGATGAAATGAGTTTTGAATATATATTTGGCCGACCTAATTTCTTTCACGCTCAGTCAGCTAGTGTCGATATTTTTTCTGCTCGGAAGCTCATTACTAAATGGGAAGTGTCTCCGTTATCGGAATATCAATATAAGAATACCGAAGATAGTCAAACTCTTTATCTTGGTAGTTTTGCTTATGCAAGCATGATGGGCACGCTATGGCGTGGAACCATCAATTATGATATTATGGTAGTGAAGACACCTTATCATCAAGGAAGATTCGCGGTGGTTTTCCTACCCGAAACTAATTTAGCCGATGTACCGGCTACCCGT